GTTTCCACTGACAGAGAACATTCCGTGGGTTGCGTCGAAGGCACCCAGTACGCCGATGGCCTTGTCCAGGCTGATGTTGTTGTTAACAACGATTGTCACTTCCTCGGCGAAAGCGAACAGAGCCGTTGGAGCAGAGTCGGTGCCATCAACCACAGCGATCTTGATACGAGGCACGTTGCTGGAAGTGTTGTATGCTTCCTCTTCGATTGCAGCAGTACGGTTACCACTCTTGACGCCAACGGCCCCAGTACGTTGTTCATGGTCACAGGCCATCCAACCGATGTCTACCTTGGCCAGGTCGGCCTTGGGAGCCTGCACGGTCAACTCACTGGGAACGGCACCAGTCAAGTACTCAGACTGGATCTGGGCGGGCAGGGCCGCGTCCGGGGCACCCAACTGACGTTCGACGTTGTAGGTACGTCTAACAATGTCGGTGCCTGTCTCGTTCTTCAGTACACGACCGAAGAAGATGTGCATATCCTGTGTGGCGTCTGCCTCGGTGACATACGTGTCCGCAGTCTTATCCAAGGTGATTGCATTGGCAGTGACAGAACGAACACGGGCAAAGCCTTGGTTCTCGGCATTGCTGAAGTTGTTGGCTGCCGCGTCACCACCTACGAAGATGGTCTCACCGGGAACCAGGTTGAACTCGGTACAGTCCTTCACGGTTGTAGTCAAGATGGGGAAATCGCCAGAGGCATCCACATCCAAATCACCAGTTGCGAACTCGAAACCTACCTGGACGATCTTGGCTGCGGCAGGCGGTGAAGCCTCGGCGACCAGGGTCTCAGATACGGTAAGCACCAAGGCAGCAACTGTCAACACAGTCTTCAGACCGTTGTTCGCACTGTTGGTGAACCCAGAGGCGAAGACAAGGTCACCTACCTCATAACCATCGGTCACGAAGCTACCGGCCAGGCGGGTGTAATCATTGGCGGCACCAATGGATGTGATGACACCGGCGTCACCCATTCCAGCGGTCTCGCTCTTGTACCGGTAGTCGGCGAAGAAGAAACCTTGCATCAAACGTTGCAGGCCTTCTTGGACCAGGTCGTGGTTGATGGAGCCAGCGGCTTCCAGGTCAGTTGTTTGTCCCTTACGTCTCTGGCGGTCGGAGGTCAAGAACTCACGAGGAGTCTTGGTCACGTTCCCACCGAAGTCGGTAACGGTGTTGGCCTGCACGTTATACCACTCAGGTGTCACGGGCAGGTTCTTGATTGTATCTTCCTCAGCAAAGGACAGGTCGATATCATTCGAATTGATTTTGTTTACCGCAGCCATTGTTACTCCTACTCAATAATGTTGTAATGGAACTCGGCCACTACGTTGGTTTTAAACCATCCATTGTCCGGCCCGATCTCCTGGGCTCGGGGACTCGTGTACCAGACGCTCTGATTCAAAGACGAACGTGTACGCAACGCCGTCAAAAACGCCTGTGCTAATATGTCAGCGGTAACGGTGCCATCACCCATCGGGGTCATGACTTCAACCAGGACGAATCCATCCTCCTGGAACTTCTTCTTACCTTCACTGTTCGACAGAGATGTTGCATTTGAATCTCTATGCCGGACGGCAACTCTAATCCACGGTACATGGGCATCAGGCTTCTGATCCAATGTGCCGTAATCTACGTCCTCCCAGGTCACAGCAAGACTTTGGGCATCCGTTACGGCCTTCAGTAACGCCATCATGTCATCCTTTGCCTGAGTCCTAGACGTAATCATAGTCCTATATTAACGCCTTAATTGCAAAATGTAAAGCAAAATCTCTGTACCTGGCTCAATTTTTGTAATATTTTCGACCTTCCAGGTCCGGCCATCCCCGTTGACATCCACGAAGAAGTCATAAAGCCCAATGTCAGCGGTTGCGTGAGGGACCACAAATGCCTTCAGATCGGTTCTTTTAATACTGGAGCCGTCTACTTCCTTCTGGGTGTATGCGACCGTTACAGCGTCCACAGTGATGTCTGGTGAGTCGGTAGCGGCACTGTCGCCCCGCCACGGCTTGAGAGGGTCAGTGGCTCCGCCTGTGAGGACCTTAAGCGTTACCTCCCGGCCCTCTTCCTCAATCAGGTCAGCGATCCATTGGTACTCAGCAGATAGAGCAGCCATTAGCCCCTCCCGGTAGTTCTACGTGTGGAGGTCAAAAGCCCAGACTGCTTCATGTACTTGTCGGCCAGGGGCCACGACGGATTGGAGCTTGAGCCGTACCCTTTGTAAGGGTGGAAGTGTTGCTCTTTCTCCACGGCACCTTCAACACGATTACGCAGATAGGTCAATTGCCCAGGAGTGGAATTGTCCACGTTGTTGGGGCTGAGGGTCTTGCCATCGATCAGGTCGATCTTGGCATACTCGGCACAGGCCTGAAGTAGGGAGATGGGGAAGTAGTCCAAGTACCGTGTCCCGGCTTGATTCCAGACGTCCCTCCGAGGGCATTCGGTACTCTGATCATCATCGTACCGATACCCTGCGAAGGTCCATCTACCATCCATGTAATCCGTAGCCCTGACAATAGCTTCTTGGATATCATCATCTGTGTAGGCCGGGGTCGTATAGTCGTGACCTCTACCATCACAGTAATCCTTAAAATACTGCACAGAGATATAAGCGTTGGCTGTCTCTGTGGGGACATCCTCATCTTGTACTTCGAAAACAAATGCCATGATTAGTCTTTCTGATCTTCATCGGGATCAGCCGGTGCATCCTGCTCGGCATCTTCCTCGTCATCCATCCAATTCTCGACGACATCAATGATCTCTTCCTTGGTCACGGTGGCATCTTCCATCAGTTCGGCAATGACGTTAACATGCGGGTGACAGACAACATCGTCCAGCCACTCTTCCACGTCAGTACAACTAATGGCATCCAGAATCTTTTGCTGCCGGTCTGTCATTTCCTCTGTCACTTCCTCGGTGACTTCTTCCACGACCTCTTCGACCTCGACAACTGGCGACTCATTCGGGGGGCCGGTCCAGATTGTACAGTTGAAGCTGGCGTTGAAGTATCGGGAGAATCCTGTTACATCTTGGAGGCTGCCGACGTATGTGAACACACCGTCAACAAAGGGACATCGGTTGATTACTTGGTTACATCCTGCCATTGCGGCATTCATGGTGATTACGAGCTTTGTCAGTTGCATGCGAATCTCCTCTACGGATTAAAAAGAGAAGGGGTGGTGACTCCCACCACCCCTTTTATTGCGAATGCTTAGCTCACCTGGTAGATGACCTGAGGAGCTACAACGTCGTTCAGCACGACGGTCAAGGCTGCGTTGGCCGCACCCTCATCGGTGATGGTTCCAACCATGGAAGGGAACGGAATAGTGTAATCGTCCCAAGTGATGGGAGGCAGGAACTCAACGGTCACTACGTGATCACCTAGATCATCTCCACCACCACCGGACGCGATAGTCAGCGTGGGTGTGGCGTAGGACGAAGCGGCAATATCGTCTGTGGCATTGAGAGCAATCACTGCCAAGGCAGCAATCGAGTCGAAGTCACCAACGGTGACGGCAGTCACTGTGACATCGGCCACACTGGCTCCGGCTGCGGTGTCAACCTGAATGCGAAGACGCCATCCGGCCAGGTCCGTGACATGTGTCAATGCAGTTGCTGTGGCAGCAGCCCAGGCTTCGTCGGAGGGCAGGTTCATGTATGCCTTCGCGACCAACAGGGCCTCGGCGGAACTCTCGGCAGCAACGATCAACTTATCCTTACCGTTGGTCAGGTGCGTTTGTGCGTCTGCGTCAAGAGCGACATGGTAAAATAGCTCAGCCATGTTTATTCCTTTCTGTAGGCGTTATCATATGCCTATTTGATTGTTAATATTAACCGATGAACAGCCCAATAACTTGGGTGGACGGCACTGTCGACAGAATGTCAACAGACAGGTCAGCCGTGGCCGCACCTTCATGTACGATGTTCCCGACACTCGCAGCAGCAACATCGTTGGCCGCAGCATCAACTACAGTGACTTCCAGTGTACCGGCACCAGGTTGCTCTGCATCCCAGGTCATGTTAGCGGTGAAATCGTCTCCACCAGTTCCGCCTGTTACTCCCACAGGATTCGCAGGGA